TCCAAAAGGTATTATTACTGATGACTATACCCTTTTTACTATAGACTGCGTTCAGGTAAACCCTGAAGAACTTATTAATGATCCTCAGTTTCAACAATACTCAACATATAGTCCATTTGGTCCTAAGAATCAATATGACTGGGAAGGACCATAAAATGGCAAAAAACAATCCATGCTGGGACGGCTATGTTCAGGTAGGATTTAAAAGTCAAGGTGGTAAAAAGGTCCCCAACTGTGTGCCGGAAGGTAAGGGAAAAGACAAGGTTCCGGCCCCTAAAAAGAAAAAAGGTAAATAAATATGTGCGCTGTCTGTGGTTGTGGAAAGAAAAAGGGACAAGCCGGATACGGTAAGGGCAAGGCAGGAAAGAAAACCCTATCTCCAAAGCAAAAGAAGATTGCCGGTGCTGTAAACCCTAAAGGAAAGATTACAGGAGCCGACTTTAAGGCTCTCAAGAACAGAAAGGGTATGTAACTATGTGTGCTACCTGCGGATGTATGAAACCAAAAGACAAGCATGGCATGAAAACCCTTGCCGCCGCTAACAAAAAGTTTGCTAAAACTAAGAAAAAAGCGGCTAAAAAGAAAGAGAAGAAGTGACAGACCTACCTCTAGCGAAAGAACAATGCAAGTGTGGCAACTGCGCCTGTGGAAAGGGTCAAAATGAAGAAGCCTAAAGCTAAAATGATGAAGGGCAAATACGTCAAGTCTAAAGACGAACCAGTTGATGCCTATCTTACTCGAAATCTTGATGAAGAACAAAAAGAAGAGTTTGAGAAAAAAGATAAAGCTCATGGCAAAAAAGCCGACCCCAAAACTATGCGTAAAGACATATCTATCGATAAGAAGATTATCAAGGGGATAGAAAAGAAGGAAAAAGCCCACGAAAAGAAGGAAGGCAAAAAGGGCGAAAAAGCTGAGGAAAAACGAGAGAAAAAGAAGAAAAAGAAGTAATGATTTAGCCCCCTATACGGGGGCTTTTTCATTTATCCTTGGACTTGACGCCGGGGAAACCCGGAACCCTGCTGATTTACCCTGCAACCTCTATGGAGGATTTTTACGATGATACTATTAGCCAAACGGCTAGCCCGTCAAGAAACTGATGCTGACAAAATTGAGTTTGTCAAAGGCATCACTGGTTTTACACCAGAAGAAGGAAGAAAGAAAGCCGTTAAAGGCTTTGTGGCTGGTTACTTGTTAACCACCGCTGCTCTTGCTTCTAAATGGCGTCGTTAGAACACTTCATCGTAAAAACAGTATCTCAGGGTCAGCAGAAAACAGCAAAGCAACTAACAGCAAAACTCCGTCGTCGTGCGTATGACGCGGGGTGGCCTAGCCATGCCGGAAGACATTTGACTGTCGTTCCAGAAAATAAAGGATTTGGAGTAACCTACCCAAAACAGCACGCTAGTCGAATTGAAGCTATGGAGTATGGGACTCAAGATACACCACCATCTCCGGTAGTTCGCCAGTTTTTAGCTGGAAGTAAGGACACCGATCTTTCTCGACATATTGGTAGCGCAATGCGGAAGGCTGGGTGGATCTAATGCCATTTATCATGAATGAAGACAAAGCCTTAAAGGCAAAGCTATCTGGCATAACTGTTGCAGATAGTGGAAACCCTACTCGTCCTGTTGGAGTGTGGTTTGGTCAACCAGATAAAGAAATTAGACATCAGTCTTATCCATATATAACTATAGATCTTATAGCTGTAAATGTTGGAAAAGAAAGAGAGCACAGGGGAGATGTAGTTTTAACTTATACCCCTGAAGGAGCAAACCCAAATCAAGAATATAGAACCTATTTTCCAATACCTATAGATTTAGATTATCAAGTATCGACGTGGTCTCGTCAACCAAGGCACGATCGACAAATAATGGCTGAACTGTTTAAAACAGATCGGCTTCCATTTAGATTTGGAGGGGTAGTAGTCGAAGAAGACAACACAATTCGTCGTCTAGACCTACTGAGCTTCGCCAAAAGAGACGCCACAGATCAGGACGGAAAACGTCTGTTCAATAACGTCTACACTGTAAGAATAAGTTCGGAAATTCTTCCGTACCCTCTCGAGCAGTTGCAGTACCAAGTAACCCAAAACCCAAACATATCGTTCACTTATCAAAATACCCCATTTACGGTCATAAACTCATAACAATACGGTCCCCCAAGTAAACTAACGATTAAGGAGAATATCGAATGGCTACATACAGTAGACCAGGCGTGTTTATTCAAGAAGTGGAGCTTCCACAAGCTATTGAGCTTGGCGAAGGCGGTTCTGCTATTGGAGCTTTTGTTGGCGCTCTAAATCAGGGTCCAACATCTGCACCGGTACTAGTAAGCTCTTGGTCAGAATTTACCAAGACTTTTGGTTCATTGAATGACGCTTACCCAACAACCTGGGCTGCCTACAATTTCTTTGCAAATGGCGGCCGTCAACTATACGTTAAGAGAATTACTGGAAGCGGTGCTGCGGCAGCGAATGTAACTCTTACAGATAGAGCTCAAACCCCTCAAGACACATTAACTCTTACAGCAAAAAGTGCTGGTACCTGGGCAAATAGCCTTGCAGTATCTGTAACTGCTGCTGGAACAGATACTCGCTTTAACCTAACTGTGTACGGTGCTCCTACAATTTCTGGAGTTGCAACATCTAATGTTCTTGAAACCTTCACAGATCTAAGCATGGATTCAACAGATCCTCGTTACGCAGTTACAGCAATCAATGCAGACTCAGCATATCTAGTAGCGGTAGATGAGCAATCACCTACAGTAGCACCAGATGATATGCCAGATATTTCTGGACTCGTTGCTTTAGCTGGTGGTTCAAACGGCTCTCAACCAGCCCTAAACGACTACACTTCAGGTCTAAACTCTTTAGATCCAATTACTAGTCCACTAGTTATTAATATCCCTGCAGCTGCATATGTGTATACCACTTCAGGTACTGGTGCAGAAAGAACATTCTCACTAGATCTTAGTGCTGCTGCGGTAGCTTACGCACAAGGTCGTGGAGATGCATTTGCTGTTGTAGATCTTCCTCAAGGCCTAACTGTTGCTGAAGCAAAAACTTACGCATCAGACCTTAAGGCTAAGTACGCTGCTAACTCTGATGGTGGAGTTGCTGCAATGTACTACCCATGGGTACAGATTCCAGATTCACTAAAGGCATCCAGATCTGCACTTCGTAATCAAGCTCCTGGAGCAATTATGGTTGGACAGTATCTAGCTACAGATGCATCTAAGGGTGTATTTAAAACTCCAGCTGGATTTACAACTCGCCTAGCGCTTGCAGTTAATACTCAAAGACTGTTGACAAATGCTGAGCTAGATGCACTAAACACTGGAACTGAACCAATAAACGCTATTCGTCAGGTTCCTGGCGCTGGCATTGTTGTTATGGGCGGTCGTACCATGAACAATACTACAAACGACCGATACATCAACATCCGTCGTTCTCTTATCTACATCAAGAAAGAGCTTGAAGATCGAAGCTCTTTTGCAGTGTTTGAGAACAACGATTCAATTTTGTGGAACAGACTATCTGTGGCCCTATCTACGTTCCTACGTGGTTACTGGCAGCAAGGCGGTCTGCGTGGAGCTAGCCCTCAACAGGCTTTCTATGTAAAAGTAGATGCTACTACCACATCATTTGCAGACATACAGAACGGCCGAGTTAACATTGAGGTGGGAGTTGCGCTGCAATACCCATCTGAGTTCATTGTTATCAAGCTTGGTCAAATTACCGGAAACGCCACTGCGTAAGGAGATAAATACTAATGGCTAATCTATTCGAGCTAAGTACTTTACAGACGGATCCGTTCCGTAATTTTAAGTTCTTAGTTAACTTTACCCTCAATGACGGTAAGAACGCTACCATAGGACCAAAGTTTGGAAGCATGGGATTTGTCTCTGTTTCTGGTCTAAGCGTTGCTACCGAAGCAATTAGCTACCGTGAAGGCGGCTACAACACAAACATGCATCAGATTCCTGGTCAAAGCTCGTTTACCCCAATCACCCTTTCAAAGGGCATTGCTTTGGGTCAAAGCGAACACGCCATATGGATGAAGAGACTATTTTCAGTACTAACTGGCGCACAGGGAGTAGCTGGAGTTGGAACTGAGTTCCGCTGCACAGTGGATATCTCAGTACTAAGTCACCCAAATCCAAAGGGCGTTTCAGGATCTGATTCAACAGCTACTGTAGCTGAGGCAAAAAACCAGCATACTGCTATGCGCTTCCGCGTATATAATGCATGGGTTACAAGCCTTGCATACAGCAACCTTGACGCAGGCGGAAGCTCGCTAATGGTTGAAGAAATGACACTTGTCCACGAAGGATTTGACGTCTCATTTGCTACAGGATACAAGACAGCAGAAGACGCCCCAGATCTACTCAGCGTATAACTAAAAAGAAATAGGTGAACTACATGACTACAGAAACGACAATTGCTGCGACAGATAACCCTGGTCTTGCTAATAAGCTTGCATCAGAAGCTGTTGCATTAGCAGAACAAGAAAAAGCAGCTACACCGGTAAGGGCTGAGATTAGAAACCCAGCCAATCCGATAGTGGAGCTAGCAGTTGGATTAGATGTTCCATTTGAAGAGCGTATAACGACAGCCGAAATACGTGAGCTTAATGGAGCAGATGAAGAAGCTATTGCACGTCTAAATGACCCTGCAAAAGCCCTAATGTTAATCCTAGAGCGTGCTGTAGTCAAGTTGGGAAATAAACCCACTGAAAAAGACCTACTTGACGCGTTGCTGGCAGGAGATAGAGAACTTCTCCTGCTAGCAATTCGCAAGTTAACCTTTGGAAATGAAGTTAACCTAGAAGGAAACATTTGTCAGGCATGTGTTGAACCTCAAAAGATTCAAATAGACCTAGATACAGATGTAGAAGTAAAAAAACTTAATATAGAAGATGTCGAGTTTACTGTGCCATGTAAGGCTGGAGAAGTTCGAGTAAAGCTTCCTACAGGATTTACACAAAAAGCATTAGTAGCCTCTACTAACAAGACTGCAGCTGAATTGGACTCCGTTGTATTAAAAAACTGCATCCTTAGTATTAATGATAAGCCCTTGTTAAATCAATCAGAGGTACTAAGGCTTAGCATTAAAGATAGACGTGACATTCTTAAAGAGATCTCTAATCGTAACCCTGGACCACAACTTAGTGAAATAAGTAAACCTTGCCCAAACTGCGGCCAGGAGGTGTCGCTACCGCTAACCCTAGCGGATTTGTTTCAGGAATGAAATAAGTTATGAGATCTTGGTAGAAGCCATAGATCTTTTATCTCAGTTCTATCCTGGATGGACACTAACAGAGTTAATGAATTTAAGCGTAAGAGAAAGAGTCAACTGGCTTAACAAAGCCTCGAGCAGACCAAGAATGGTTAAGTAAACATGGCAACTCAGCAGATCTTTTCAGCTAGTGATGATGAGAATCCCTTTTCATCACAAAGCGTTGATAAGTTCTTTAAGTCCATGCATAAAGGGCTGCAAGAAGACCTAAAGTTAATTAAAGAATTCCGTAAAGTAACGGAAGAGATTAAGAAAAACATGCAAGAAGCCCTCAAAGCTGGGGGCGGATCTAGCGCCGGATCAGGAAAAGTTGGTCTTGGTGCTATGCCAAATAAGGCAGTTGTTGGTGGTTTACTAGCCGCTGGAGCTGCCTATGGCGGAACAAAAATGTTTATGGGAATGGCGCCCAATACAATGGCCGCTGTTACCCAAAGAATGTCTGCTGACACCGTTGCTGGCATCAGTGGACTAAATGCACGTCAAGTAATACTTCGTTCAAATGCTAGAGTAGGTAACGGCGCAACAAGCGCTATGGGCCCAACTATGGCTCAAATGAACATGTTGTACGGTGGTGGATACACTGCAACTAGCCTAAGCTCTAGAAACGTAATGTCCCAACTAGGCGGACTAAGCGCAATAACTGGCGGAACAAATGAGCAGATGGCTCAAGGCATGGCGGGTATTAATGCTATGCGTTTCTTACGTATTGGTGTGCAAGCTCGTGACTCTAAGGGAAATCTACGTCCGCCAAACCAATTAATTAATGAAACTTATCGTTTCTTGTACGGTGGACGAAAAATAACCCCAGAGCAAGCAGCTATGGTTTTAAACCCAGGATCAAAGGGATATCAGACGATATCAATGATCGCTGGTGGTGATTCTAATCTTATGTCTATTTTGCAGATGGGTATTATTGCTCGTGCCAAAAAAGACTCACCATTAAGTAAAAAAGATTTAGGAAATGCTCAAAGATCATTAGATGTAATGGGTGTAGGAAAAGAAAGTCCAATACGAAAACTCTTTAACTATAACACCAGTGAAGCTAGGAAACTACAGGCAACAGAAAAAGGATTAGTTGGCGGATATAACACCGCACTTAGCGCAACCACTGCTGTAAACAATGGTTTTAGTAGTTTAGCAGAAGCAACTGATGGGTTGACTCAAGCATTTATGGGACTAAAAGGATTTTTACAAACCCTTCCTGGAGCGGGAAATACCGGTGCAACACTAGCGGGTATGGGAAGCTCGATAATGGGTATGGGATCAGCAGCCCTTCAATTTGGAATGCTTCGTATGATGATGGGTAAAAGCGCAGTGCCCGCTGCACTTACTGCAGGAGCCAGCCGGTTAGCCGCTGGAGCCGGACTTAGTGC